CCGGAACTTCTGTCACCACCCTCACCGCTTCCGCGTTTCCTTCCACCGGCGGCAACATCACCGTTGGCTCTTACCTGGGTTTCCGCGTCAACGACCCTGTCACCTTGGCCTACCCCGCTGGAGCGACTACCACTGGCGCGATTGCTGCCGGTGATTACTACGTGTTGACTTATTCAGAGTCAACCGGCGTGATGACCCTTAGCTCCACGGTGGGTGGTTCAGAAGAGACCGCAACTGCAGCACCTACTGGCTTCGGTTCCGACTTCGCCAGCATCACTTACACCGCTGCTGAAGTCGTCGGTCAGGTGCGCGACTGGAACTTTGAGATCACTCGTAGCGAGATCGATGTTACGACTATCGGTCAAACTGTTACCGGCACTGCTCCTTTCCGGGCTTATATCCCTGGCTTTGCTGACGGTTCCGGCTCGGCCACCGTCTATACCACCGACGATGACACCCTGCTCTCCAGCCGTCTGATTGAAGACGTAATCCAGCGCGAGCAGAACGGTGCAACGATGAAGCTCTACATCGACCGCATCATGAGCGGTGCAAGTGTGGACGACACCGCCAGCCGTTCCATCGAAGTTCCCGTCATCCTGACTTCTGCCAGCCTGAACGTGAACCCCGACGATGGCCAAAGCGTGGCTATCAACTTCCGTCCCAGCGCTGCCCCGAGCTTCGACTTCACCAAGTCCTGATAGTCTGATACAAGCAGGTGTACTGAGCCCCGGCAATGCTGGGGCTTTTTTATTGTTCTTCGCTACAGTACAAACACATACATCTGTATTCCATGCCGGTCCCAGTTCGCGCGATTGACCGCCTCCGCAAAGCCGCAAACCTTGCCCCAACAAAAAAGGTTGTCGAGTTATCAGACGGCACTGAATTTGAAATGTATGTCACACCTCTGACGATGGCCGAGCGCGAACGCGCCCAACGCCAAGCCAAATCCGATGATGCTGGTGCGTTTGCCCTCCAGCTCCTGATTTCAAAGGCCCTGGACGAGAACGGCAAGAAATTGTTTGCCCCTGGAGAGATCGACATCCTTAAGAACGATGTTAAGGACAAGGATCTCCAGTCCTTGATGCTCGCCATCCTTAGCGAGGACGAAAACGCTGAGGAGATGGACCCAAACTCCTAAGCGCGGAACTTCGCAAAGACAACTGGCTCATGCTCCAATTTGGCGTCGCCAAAGAACTAGGCATGAGCCTGTCCGAAGTCCGCACCACGATGACTCCCGAGGAACTCATCGGCTGGAGCGCCTACTTCAAGATCCTCAACGAGGACCAAGAAAAAGAGATGGAGAAAGCTCGCCGCCGTCGTTAAACTGAATAAGTTAGGTGTACGCAAGGTCGATGGCTTCCTATAACGCCCGCATTGATCTCGATGTACGCATTGAGAAAGCGTTTGCCAACATAAATAAGCTGCAAAACCGTATAGAAAAGATAGGCCAAACTCCGATAAATATAGAACGTAATATCACACGGGAAGTAGATAGCGCCATTCGATCATTCCAACGCTTAGGAAGAATTGTACGTAGTACGGGTATTGCTATAGCGGGTTTAGGTGGTGCAGGCGCTCTGGGCAGCCTGGTCAACACCTTTAGCGTCATAACAAAGGCTGACGTAGGCGCTATAGGCAACGCTTTTAAGGCTGTTACAAACTTAGATAATGCTCTTATTAATCTTGCGGGCAATGCACCCCTTGCTACTGCGGGTATAGCCGCGACAACGGCTGCTGCCCTTGCCTTTGCTCCTCAAATTGCACGCGCAGCCGCAGATACCATTCGATTAGGTAGGGCTTTAGGTTTTGCAAAAGGCCCCTTAAAAGCTTTAGGCGAATACTTAGGCACTTCCTCAGCAGAAGGCCCAATGTCTTCAATGACAATGGGTTTCGGTAATTTAGAAAAAGCCGTTGAGGCTTACCGTCAAGCTCTTTTTGAAACGTCCGAAACTGTCTCTGAACTTTCACGCAGACAGAGGAGCTTGCAGAACAACCTTGATAGGTTTAATAGTAGTAGTGAAACAGCCGCGAAGATTGCACGAAAACTTGTTGACGTAAATGCGCGGCTAAACGATGAGTTACGAGAACAAGCAGATCTTATTCGCCGCGTTTCAGGCGTCAACGTCACTGAACTGGAAGCGTCTAAAGGTCGTCAGTCGATTGCAACTAGACAAAGAGCAGCAGAGTTTAGAGCTAGGCAAGCCCAAGAGCAAATTGCACTTAAAAAAGCTCTTGAAAGACTAGATAATGAAAGCATAACAAGAGCGAATACTCGTTTAGACCTTCAAGCGCAGCTAACGCAAGAGCTACGGAGGACTGTAGACGCAGCAAAATTTAGAGCAGGTCAACCTGCCCAACAACGACTTTTGCCCGCTTTTACCGAGCGCGGTTTAAAAATTTTAGATGATTCTGTTCGCTTAAACGAAAGTCAACTGCGTATTGAGACTGCACTAAACGGTCAACGCGCTAGGGGTGTTCGTTTTCTTGAAAAGCAAGCGCAAGAGGAACGGCGTCAACTGGATCTAGGTATTACGGGTACACGATCCAATTTATTGCGCCCTGGCGCCGCAAATTTAGCCGAGCAGCAGGCACAGGCTTTGGCAGCATCGCGAGCCACAGAAAGACTTGCAATAACTCAAAAACTGCAGCAGACAACGTCAGGTGTACGAACGCAACTAAATCTGCAGTTGGCTATTGCAACCAAATTACAGCCTGCAATAGCAGCTATTACAGCCGAGTTTGAACGCCAGTTATCCATACAAAAACAAGGCGCCCTTCTTGCCGGAAGGTTCAGTCCCATCGGTGGAGCGGAAAACATACCTGGTAGCCCCGCGTTTAGACAAGCCCGTGCGCGTCGCAGAAAGGAAGCCCTCGGCAGCGGCATCATCGGTGGAGCGTTTCCACTTCTCTTCGGCCAAGGTATAGGCGCTGCAGTCGGCGGCGGCGCAGGTGGCGCGGCTGGTGGTTTAATAGGCGGTCAATTCGGCTTCGGCCTCTCCTTGGTTGGTACGGCACTTGGCTCCTCCTTTGACGCTCTAGCCAAAGATGCGGCAGAGTTAGGTGCTGCTTTGGATTCAGTTACAGGCGATGCCAATGCTGTAGCAAAGGCTGCTGGCCTAACCGGAACTGATTTGGGAATGCTTATAGAAAATCTAGAGCAAGCCGGTGACAAAACTCAGGCTATGGCATTGGCTACCCGAGAGCTAGAGGAGATTGTTGGCGAGCAAGGCGTAAGGGCTTTACGCGACTTTAGCGCCACCGCCGAACAGATGGGCCGGGATCTAGAAGTTTTGGCAACACGTATAAAGGCTCTTTTTGCGGGAATAGCCAATGTAGTTTTCCCTCCAGAGACCACCAAGAGATTAGAAGAAACTAAGGCAATAGAAAGGGCGCGTAAATCTGCCGATCCAAAAATACAGCAAGCCGTAAAAGATTACTTTAATGAAAGCAATTTTGAGGGGTTAGGGCTAAAGGAAGGCGTAGATGCCAGATTGGCGGCTAGACAGAAAATACTTGACCTCGTTAAGCAAGAGCAAGATGAAATGCTGCGCATACGTTCGCTCACGGAAGATGTGGCTCAAAAGGAGCGCGAAAAAACAGCTGAAAATGAAACATCTCTTGCTATCGCTAAGGCACGTTTAATAGTAGAAAAGAATAACGGAGACATCCTGAACGCTACTGTTGAAGCTTCTTTACGTGCTATTGCTGCAGAAGAAACAAGACTAAAACTTATACAAGCTGCCGGTGATGCAAGGCTTATTGAGCTTGCGTTGACTGAAGCAGCAACAAGAAAAGCAGAGATTGATAACCAAATACTCGCCGCCCGCGAAGCGCTTTCACGTAAGCTTGCCCGAACAGAGGGCAAAGCTGCCGAAAGTAAAGCACTATCTCTCCAACGCGACATTTTAAGAGAGCGGTTAAATCTTTTCAATGTTGATGAGCAGATAGCCCGCGTAGGACGTGATCGCCTAGACATTTTGCAGCGTGAAGAGGAGGCAATTCTTATACGCCGTGATACTGAAATCAAACTTCTAGAGTTCGCACGACAAGACGCCTTAAACAGAAACAAAGTAAAAGAAGACGAGACACTTATCAACAAACTTTATGACGCCCGCTTGGACAAAGTCATTAAGTCTGCTGAACTAGCAGCGAAAGAGAACGCTCTTGCCCAAGAGCGTTTATTCGCTGAGCAGCAAATTGCCGGTCTACGCGCTGCCGCCGGGTTTGACCCATTAGCGCTTGCTGAACGAACCCAACCTTTTACAAGTCGCGGAATTTACGGAGCCCCAGAAGGACTAATGGACTTCTCCACGGGCGCAGAGCTTAATGCGATCGTCAAGCAAGAAGTTGCCTTGGCGCGTGTCTTAGAGAAGTACCAAGAAATCGGCCAAGCCGCTCAACTTACCAGCGAGCTTGTCACGACCGGCTTCCAAGACATGCTGACCGGGACCAAGAGTGCTGAAGAGGTGTTTGCCAACTTCCTGAGGAATTTGGCCGAGATGCTCATTAAGACAGCTCAACAAATGATCGCCCAGTACATAGCAATCGGAATCGCCCGTGCGTTTGCCTTGGGGCAATCTCCAGCTGTCGGCACCCGAGCAAGCGACTTCAACCTCACGGGTTTTGGCAATCTAGAAAGCACCGGCGGTAACGTTTTTGCAGGGTTTACCCCCCGCGCAAACGGCGGCCCGGTCTCCACTGGTACGCCCTACATGGTTGGCGAGCGCGGCCCGGAACTGTTCGTTCCAAGTAATTCAGGGACCATTGTTCCAAACAACGCCCTTGGCGGTGACGTTAATGTGGTTGTAAACGTTACTGAGACACAAACCGATACCCGAGGTAACGGTGCCCGCGCCAACCAAGTGGGTAATGCCCTCGCGGCGGCTGTCCAGGCTGAGATTATCAAGCAGAAACGACCCGGAGGACTCTTGGCGAACTGATGGCTACCTTCCCTTCCTACGACCCCGTCTACTCTGCTACAAAACAGAGTCGTCCCAACACCCG